ACCAGTAACATTCTCTTAGCGGGGCTTTTATAGAGCTTCATATCCACACCCGTGAGTGCAGGGCGATGAAGGCCAATCTGTGAAATAACGGGCTCATGCTCCATATCGAATGCGTAAAATCGGCTCTGTGCCAGTACATTCTCGCCCAGCTCCTGAATCAGAACACGGTGAGGACGTTCTTCCCCTTTCATTTCCAGTTCACGTAGGCGTAACGTGAAAGCACGTATCAGTGCCGGGGGGATGTCCTTCATTGCCGCTGCCCACTCGTTCCGGGCATAAATAGAGAGCGCTGAAGTATGGGCGCCAACGTATTTACCGCCTGATTCACAGGCCGACAGCATGGCATCGGTTTTATCATCTTCCAGCTCGGCAATCACAACAGTGATGTCTTCTGCCAGCTCGCGACCGCCCACTCGCTGACTATGTTCCGCTTTAAGTTCCGGCGTCATCATTCCGCGTAATTCCTTGAAGAGGGTTCGGAAGTTTTGCTCCGCTTTTGCACTCTCATTCAGGGCGTTCTGGCGTTCTTTTTCACTGCGGGTAATGGCTGCATTGATATCATTCAGTTTCAGCATATTTTCTGTGTGTGCAGATTTGGCCTGACTGAACGCATCAAGCGCGTTGTTTATCGTGGTCTCTGCATTCTGGTTTGCCTCTTCGTTAATGATATTTAGCGCGCTATCAATGACCGTACGTGTTTTTTCATCCTGCATGCTACCAATGGTTTTCATTACTGAAGTAAATAAGTCTGCTTTCATCGTCTGGCTCTCTCTGTGTTTTCAACCTGACGTCATTCTGTCGTTCCTCAGACAACAATTCGACTCATTGCAGTTGTGGCATAGATGGCACAAACAGAGCTTGAAAATCAGGCTGGCCAGAGAAAGGCCTCAGCAAAACCCTGTTTTTTTTATTTTTATACTATTAACTATTCACCACTGTTCACTAAAATAAAAAGATAATTAATACAGTAAGTTAGAGGGTGAGCAGTTGAATGATGACTGTTCACCGTCTGTTCACCACTGTTCACCTTTCTATTTTTAGAGCAGACCATTCATTTAGACTATTTAGCGATTAAAAAATAAATATATATAAATAAAAGGAGTTATCGATTTACCCGTAACGACGAATATTACTGAATACTGTCGAACCTGAAATCTCAGATAGAAATCAATTGTTGTGTGGTGAACAGGCAAAAATTGAATTGTTGTCCTGAGTAAAAATATTCGCAAAATAGAAAGCTACCCGAAGCCGGACGGACATGCCCGGTACTGTATGGACTAATGAGGTAGCCTTATGCACACTGCTTTTTCTTCCCCTTCTTCTGCCCCTGCCATCCCGCCGGTGCCGTTTTCTAACGCTGTTCAGGAGCGCTTTTTACGTCTGCCAGAAGTGCTTCATCTGTGCGGCCTTTCCCGTTCTTCGGTTTATGACCTTATCAGCCGAAATGCTTTTCCCCAGCAGGTATCCCTCGGTGGTAAAAATGTGGCCTGGCTACACTCTGAAATCACTGCCTGGATGGCTGACCGTGTCGCTGCCCGTAACCGAGGCTATGACGCATGATGATGGTCGTTCTGCAAAAACCTCCTTTTTCTGGCTTGCATCCGTTGTGTGTTTCCTGGTACAGTTTTCTCGCTGTCGCAAAATCGACAGCCGGGCGTAGGAACCCGTGTTACTCAATGGCGACACCAGACGCGCCATGCGTCTTTTTTTACGTCGTAGCTCAGGTACATCCATTTTTTGGATTGTGGTGCTTATACATACACCATAGTTTTATTCAAATAATGGTGGCTCGGGCGGGGCAGCCTTCGGGCTGGCCGGTATCCATTGAGGCCGGTATTCCTACCCCCGTTCGGGCTACCACCCATGAGTGTAGGAACTCCGGTGGTGGCGATAACCGCTACTCAATGGAGGTTGCCCTTATGGCTACAACCCTCACCCTGTCACACCCGCAATTTATCTTTGTTTTCGCTGCCATTCGTCGTACAGAACGCAAACCTCGTATCTGTATGCTTCGCACCGTAGCCGGTGATGAACGTAGCGCACGTCTTTCTCTTGTTCGCGATTACATCCTTACGTTTGCTGGTCGTTTGCCAGTAGCGGAGGTGTACGCATGAAACAGCCTGTTCTGACCCTGAAAGACCTCGAATGCCTGGAGCACCTGCGCAACGTCGGTCAGTTAGTCACGGATATGTCACTGCATCAGGAGTGCACCACACTTCGCCGTGATCCTGCACAGCAGTTACAGCTTTCCTCCGTAATTTACCTGATGACCGCCCAGCTTGATGGTGTGGTCGAGCGTTGCAATCAACACTGGCTGACCGGGGAGGCTGGCGCATGAACAAGCCCTTAACACCCTTTCTTCGTACTGCTCTGTATCGTCGCGCTGTGGCCTGTGCCTGGCTGACAGTGTGCGAACGCCAGCAACGCTTTCCACACCTCACCCTTGAAGCGCTGGAAACCGCTATAGCCAGCGAACTGGAAGGATTCTATCTGCGCCAGCATGGTGAGGAAAAAGGCCGTCAGATTGCCTGTGCCTTACTGGAGGATTTAATGGAAGCCGCACCGCTTAAAGCCACGCCGTCACTGTCCTTTCTTGGTCTGGTCATGATGGATGAACTGTGTACCCGCCACATTAAGCCGCCGGTGCTGCACTGAGGGAGAAAATAACGATGAAAATAAACGTAACTGAAACAGTAAAACAGGCTTGCGGCTACTGGTCGCATATTCTCCCGGCGCTGGGTGTAAAAGTGATTAAAAACCGCCATCAGGCTTGCCCGGTATGTGGTGGTTCCGACCGCTTCCGCTTTGATGATAAAGAGGGGCGCGGGACATGGTTCTGTAATCAGTGTGGGGCGGGTGACGGGCTGAAACTGGTTGAAAAGGCGTTAGGTCTGAGCGCCGGGGATGCGGCTAAACAGGTGAACGCCGTAACCGGCAATTTGTCGCCGGTTGCCCCGGAGAGACTTGCCGCTGTAGACGCCGACACGGAAGCCAGCCGCAAAGCGGCGGCTGAATTGGCCGCTAAACTGATGGAGAAAACCCGTACCGCCACCGGTAACGCCTATCTGACCCGCAAGGGCTTTCCTGACCGGGAATGCCTGATGCTGACGACCAGCCACAAAACCGGCGGCGTGAGCTACAGCAATGGGGATATGGTGGTGCCGCTGTACAATGATTCAGGCGCACGGGTTAACCTCCAGTTGATTAACGCTGACGGCCTCAAGCGCACCCTGAAAGGCGGTCAGGTAAAAGGGGCATGTCATATCATCGAAGGACAGAAACAGGCCGGAAAACGGCTGTGGATTGCCGAAGGATATGCCACGGCGCTTAGTGTGCATCAACTCACCGGGGAAACGGTAATGGTGGCCTTGTCGTCCGTCAACCTTCTTTCTCTGGCGAGCCTTGCCCGGCATCAATATCCGGCCTGTCAGATTGTACTGGCGGCTGACCGTGACTTAAACGGTGACGGCCAGACCAAAGCCGCCGCCGCCGCGAAAACCTGTGAGGGTCTGGTCGCTCTGCCGCCGGTATTTGGTGACTGGAACGATGCCCATATCCAGCAGGGCGAAGCAGTAACCCGCAAGGCGCTGTCTGATGCGCTGAAACCACCGATTGCCAGCCCGTTTGATACCATGAGCGAAGCCGAATTTACCGCTATGTGTGCCAGCGATAAGGCGAAGCGGGTGTACGAGCATTATAGCGAAGCACTGGCCGTGGATGCGAATGGTCAGATCCTATCCCGCTACGAATCCGGCGCATGGAAAGTTACGTCTACTACTGATATTTTACGCGATGTGGCTGCTCTTTTTCAGCGCCTGAACGCCCCGTTTTCATCCGGAAAAATCGCCTCCGTGGTGGAGACATTGAAACTGATTGTTCCCCGTCAGGAAACTCCGGCACGGCACTTGATTGGTTTTCGTAATGGCGTACTTGATACCCGTTCAGGAATATTTAGCCCACACAACAAAGCACACTGGTTGCGTACATTATGTGAAGTCGATTTTACTCCTCCGGTAGAGGGTGAGTCTTTGGAAACACATGCTCCTAACTTCTGGCGCTGGCTTGATCGTGCCGCCAGTTATCAGCAGGAAAAACGCAATATTATTCTCGCTGCCCTGTTTATGGTGCTGGCGAACCGTTATGACTGGCAGCTTTTTCTTGAAGTGACGGGACCAGGTGGAAGCGGGAAAAGTATTCTGGCTGAAATTGCCACCATGCTGGCTGGAGAGGATAACGCCACCTCAGCCACGATTGAAATGCTCGAATCTCCACGCGAACGTGCTGCCCTGATAGGTTTCTCACTAATCAGGTTGCCTGACCAGGAGAAATGGAGTGGTGATGGCGCAGGACTTAAAGCGATTACTGGCGGTGATGCGGTATCGGTTGATCCGAAATACCGTGATGCCTATTCAGCCCATATTCCGGCGGTGATTCTGGCGGTGAACAATAATCCAATGCGTTTTACCGACCGTAGCGGCG